GACTTCCTCCCCTTCCTCCTGCTCGGGTATCTCGAGGTGGTTGTCACCATTGACGATCACATCCACCGAAGCTGCAACCTTGACAGATCCTGCCGAGGGTGCAGCCTTGTGCAGTTCTTCTGCAATGCTGGGCGTGACCAGGTTGGTTGGCTTCAGCAGTCCCTTAGCCCTGGCCGATGCCAGTGCTATCTGTCTCAGAGTCTTCAGGTCTGTCAGGTCTGTAACCTCAGACTCGAGCATCACATACAGCAGAGAGGTTGACTCGATCAGTGCTGCCTCTGCCTTCATCTTGGCTCTGTTTAAACTATCCGCATCCATCAGCATTCCTCCAATATCTTGAGTGTGTTCCGTGCTTGCTTGTATCTTCTCCTCCATGCCAGGTACAGAAACTCCTTGGTGATGATCTGTGCCTGTTGCCTGTCTCCTGCTATCGATATCGGTAGACCCTTCCCCATCCACCCGAGCAGACTATTCCTTACCGCATTGGGTGAGATCCTCGATCTCCACTGCCCCATCTCGATCTGTGACCAACTCCCCTCCACCACCAGCAATCGTGACTGGATTCCCATGAGCCTGAGGATCTGTCTCTCGAACCGCTCTCTGTCTGTCCCGCAACATGAGACTAGATCTGCCAGAGACTTCCTCTCCACTGCTACCTCATTGGGGAAGTCTGCCAGCTGGTAGTCCCCCACATCACATTTTCCAACTTCACTCCTCAACGGATCCAAGGAGAATGGAAGTTGCTCCCTGGAATCTACAACTACTTTGCACCACTCGAGGGGTGCTTTACTTGGCAAAGATGATCTTAACAAATCTCCCCAAATTCATCAGGACAGTAGGCGAAATCTACTGTCCAGGCTTTAAGTCTAACCCCCGCATGACTTTATCAAGAACACTGGACAGTAGGACAGTAGATTCCTAATTACCCTATACTTTCATCATCTTTCTATTTGCTCTTCCTCTTTAGACATCTACTGTCCTACTGTCCATAATAAGTAGTAAGAACAATAGATGTAAAGACTTAGACCCTGGACAGTAGACAATTCCTACTGTCCATTTAGGGTCGGTCTACTGTCCATTTGTCTCAACTTTCACCGGCACTGAGAAGAATGGATTTCGTTCTGCCTGGTTCACCAGGTCAAGAAATCCATCGATCTTCCTTTTGATCTCATCTATCTCGTATTCAATCTCAACCATTGTCATGTCTCCGATAGGTTTACTCATTTCCCCTGCCTCGCTTTTTCTTCCTCGATTGCACATCTGATGACCATCCTGGCCCACCTCTCGAGCAGCTCAGGAGTCGCTTCAGATCCTGGGAGCCGGTGAGATATCACGACCAGATCTTCCTTGGAGAATCTTGGGCTGATCACGACTTGACCACGCTCCTCGAGGAGTTTCCTTCTGCGAGCCTGGTATCCATCTCTCAAATGATCTCGCAACCGTTTTGCTTCTGCTCGCTGTTGCTCAGTGGTTGGGATTCGGACTACATACCGTGACCTCTTTGTAGCCTTCTTCTTTGCAGTCTTCTTCTTTGTAGCCTTCTTCAACTTGGTCCTTTCGGTTCACCAGGCGTGTACTCCTTCTGGTATTCAGCAGTTGTATCCAGTGCCTCCCTGAGGATCTTCTTTGACCACTCGATCAACTCTGGAGCAGTGGCCAAGCCAGTGGCCTCCAATCCCTTGAGATCCTTCTTGATCGTCCTCAGCTCTTCCTTGGTGAGGTTTGGCCAGATCCTTCTCATCGCTTCCTCCTGTAGTGAGCATCAGCATAGTATTCCTGCCTGGTTGTGATCCTCTTCAGAACTGGGCACTTCCACTCCATGATCCCATTCATTGGACTCCCAGGTCTCAACACCTTCACCAGCTGGAGTCTCTGAGAGACCACCGGCCTGGTCTCTGGATCTGCTCTGAAGATGCGACCCTTCCGGTAGTCAAGTTCCTTCTGCTTCTGGCACACTGGACAAATCGGTCTCATCGTTTCCTCCTTCTAGAATGGATACTCAGGCATCTCTGTTTTGGTTTGGATTCCCTGTCGCACTCGGATTCCACCTGTCTTGGATGCTGGATATCCCCTCCTGCCAAGATCCTTGCTGAACCGTGCAGAGTTCATCTGCTTGATGAATCTGCCATGCCCCTCTGTGTCTGCCCACTTGACAAAACTTTCCCAGAGTTCCTTGACCGGTGTTGACCCGGATCCAACAGAACACTGCTCATCGATCCAGCCACCGATGACATCCTCACTGGCTCGATAGTCTGAGGTCAGCTCCTCCACCGCAGGACATGATCCGAGACCATCCTTGAAGTATGAGATGGCACCGGCAACGATCCACGCTAGCACCGAAGGGAGATCATTCCCTATGATCCTGGAGGAGAGTTCTCGATCCTGTACTGCCTCAGGGATCTGCACTCTGAATGGTATTGCTCTGATCCTTCTCCAAGTTCCGTGATCTGTCTCTGAGACCTTTGGGAGATTGTTGCACATGAAGGTCGGAGTCCAGGTCGGTCTGTAGGTGAATGCATTACAGAAGAGATGCCGACCCAGTATGGATTCCCCTCCTGTGACCTCTTTCAGTGCTGCTGTGTCGAACTGTGCCCCGACCTTTGGCTCTGAGGCCACAACCATCCTGGCACCCCTGAGCCTTCCGAATTCCCTGGTCTTTGATTCGAGGTTCACAGCTGTAGTGAATACAGAGAACTGGGTACTCATCAGGAATCGATCTCCCAGACACTGACTCAAGCAATGAGAGAGAACACTCTTTCCATTGGCTCCAGAACCCAGCCAGATGAAGAAGACCTGCTCATGAGCCAAGCCTGTGGCCATGTACCCAATCGACCTCTGAACATATCTCCTGAGACTCTCATCAGGGATGATGGTCTTGACGAACTTCCCCCAGTCTCCCCCTTCTGGATCTGCATCTGTGAATGGAACTGGAGCATAGGTGGTGAACCTTTGTGAGGGATGTGCCCGTCTCAGTTCTCCAGTCCTGAGGTCCACAACTCCATTCTCAACATTCAGGAGGTGGGGTTCACAGTCGAAATCTTCTGCCCCCTTCCTCATGATCTCACTGGCCAGGGTTCTCAGTCCATTGACTCCACTCCCAATCGAGGAACACTTGCTCGAGGCTCTGTATATCTCATCCTGTTTCTTCTCACTGGTCCCCGCTAGTGCTGCTTCACTCCTCAACTCCCTGGACAGGTCCAGAGCCACCTCGTGACTGGCATTTGCATCAGGTGCCCATGTGCGACCATTCCACCCGAGCCAACCGATGTCACCAGCAACATCAGTGCTGAACTCCAGCCTTCCGTGAGAGAGATTGGCAAACCGTCTTGCAATCCAGATCCCATACAGACCCTCAGAGGCATTGGCCACAGGCACCTGGAATCGCTGATCGATGTCCACCTCATCCTCTGGCACCAGCTCTTCCATCGTGAATCCTGCATCGAGGTGGTCAGTGAGGTCAGCTTTGGGATCCTCGACCTTGGCATAGACTATCTTGGAGAGAACTCCATGCTTCAGCAGTAACTCAGATGACTTCTGAGCCACTGCCTTCCCCTTCTCATCTCGATCCGCAACGATGACGACCAGATCAAACACCTTCAAGGGTTCGAGTGTGTCGAGGTTCAACAGACTTGGACTGGTCCCAGGGACTCCAGCTGCCATTGCTGCGTCTGCGTCCTTCTCCCCCTCTACCAGATAGCAGGTGTCATGGTCTCTGGACATCTCGAGCAGTGCAGGGAGGTTGTAGAGTACATCTGGACTCCCCTTCCCCCAGACCCACTCACCTGATGCATTCTGTTTCCTCCACGAGAAGTCCTTGGGTTTGAATCTGACCTTCTGGAAGAGGAGAGTTCCAGCCTGGTCAGTGTAGTCATAGGTCTGGACAATCGTTTTCCGACGCTGTTGAGATCTGGTCTCTGGGAAGAAGTCTCCCGGCTTCATTCCCAGAGCTTCTACCACTTCACCAAACTCGCAGCCAGCCTTGCAGTTCATGAGGATCTTGCCATCTTTGCCAACAGCTACAGTGAGAGATGGATTCTCATCCTCATGTGAAGGGCAGCAAGCCTTCCAACCTCCCGATGGTGTCTGTGTCGCTTTCTCTAACTTCTCCAGAAGTCCTTCCAGTGAGATCATCAGTCCACGACCTCTCCAGTGTCTGGGTCGATTTCTTTGACTGAGAGGTCAACGATTTCTGGAGTGGGTGGAGCATCTTCCATGACCACTTCATCACGATCTGGAATCCCGATCCCGTAAGCCAGTCTTGCAGTCTGCGAGAAGGCTCTCTGTCTGAGCATACGAGATGGCATCTGTGACCAGGGTTGAGTCTGCTTCCTGCATTCCTGATAGAACTCTCTGACCGAGATGGGGAAGTCAAACCCCTTGCGGTAGATGTTGCATTGAACCGAGATCAGTTGCCCCTCGATCAACTCAACATCGAAGGTGACTCCATTGAAGTCCTCCTGCCTGTTGACGACCGTGACCCATCCATCGTATCCGATATATGGTGAGACCTTGCCCCCTGTACGGAAGAACTGAATCTCCTTGGTGATCGGGTTGAGGTCATACTGTCGAGCAAATACCAGAGCTGCTGCGACCTCATTCTCTGTCCAGGGTTTCTCATTCTTGCCAGGTCGGAATACCGAATCCTTGAGCAGATTCCTGGTCTCTCTGATGTTGAGTCCTGTGAGATCTGCGATCGGTTGCAGCAGTGCTGGACTCATCACCTTGTCTGTATTTTCTTTCTTGACCTTCTTCTCAGGAACTTTTTCCAGCTCCTGAGGTTTCTTTTTCGCTACCCCTGCCATCTTTACCTCCGATGACTTCTGTGATGTTGCTTTGTAGATCAGTCTCCACTCTCGATTGATCCTCCTTTCTGTTCATTAGCGTCCCTGAGCATAGGGACAGGATGTCCAATACTCGCACCATTTCTGGGAGCATCCCCAGTCTCCCTCTGCTGCTGGAAGGAATGTTCCAGCATCGATTCCCTTCTGAATGAGGCTGATTTTGTTCATCAGTTTCATGTACTGCTCAACCGTTCTGGTGGTCTCGAGGTGCTGGAACTTCCACCCCTTCACCTTATTGACCAGATTGGCAATCCACATCCGCTCTGGGTATTTCCCAAATCGTGACCTGAACAGGATTCCATACAGTGTGAGCTGGTCAGCAGCATCTGCATTGGCTTGATTCCAGGACTTGGTGCCGGTCTTCAGGTCACCGACTGCCCCCTCTTCAGCAACATCGAGGATCCCTGCCAGCTCGTAGGTGTTGCCATCAGGCCCAAGCACCTGGGCAACGATATGCTCTTCTGCACAAACTGGCTTTGTGATGGGAGAAACCTCATCCGCATAGGTGCCAGCACCTGATGCACATGAATCCTTGCCCTTCCCCACTTCAGCATCTGTGGCTCCCAGATCGTGATTCTCTGCTGTCTCCTGGAATGACTGAACAGCAATCTCAATGATGTCATCTTTGGGAAGACCGGCATCCTCTGTCTCTATCTTCTTCTTGTTGTCTTCTTCTGCACATTCATGGATGGCACTTCCGATGGCAAATGGGATATTGGACTTGGAGATCCTCTCTCCATCGATGTATCGCCGTCTGTATTTCTCACCGCACTGAAGGTAGGTTCTCAATCGGGATGGGTAGTATCTCTGAATGTTGTCCTCTATCTCCAGGAAGCGAACCAACTTTGATCATGTGAGCAGCAACTGTTGTCAGAGATCAGGACATCCATTTCTATCTCAACCCCCGTGACTGTTGGGATTTTCTTGGACCTCTGTTCCCTTCTCCGCTCATTCAAGAACTCATCAACGAGATCCCAGACCCATGATATCTCACAGGCACATGGGCTTGTATTGCAGTCTGTACACCACATCAGGCATCCTTTCCGGTGATCTCAGTGGATGAGATGTATGATTGTGAATGAATGCATCTGATTCCCCCCGGAATGAGTTCCCCCAACTGAGTTGGATTGGAAGCATACAGGAGTGATGCCTTGAGAGGCAAGATGTATCCAGAAGAGTGGATCTCTGGCAATCTGGGGAAGGGAATGGGGGGAGGCTACCTGGAAAGGAGGCAACCTCCCCCGCTGGATGAGAGGGTCTCCCCTTCTCTATTTTTTGATGTCTGCCAGTCCACGGCCTAAAATGTAAGCCATGATTCCCTCAGCTGTGAGGGTGATTTGGGATGAGTCCAAACCCAGAGCAGACTCCCCGAGCAAAACGACTAACACCAGCAGTATGAGCCCCTGGCTCTTGCGAGATACCAGGATGTCTTTTAAGAATTGGATGTGTTCACCGTACCTTTCATTTTTCTAGCACTGGCCACCCACCCGGTGATCCCCGCCAGACAACCTACAACGATTTCCCGCCAAGGTGACGGAATCAGTGGAACAGACTCTCGAACAACATTGCCCGTGACTTCTCCAGCAGTATCGAGGAGTCCTTCTCCTCCACCGCCGGTGACTCCCCGAGTGAATCCGTCCCAGAATGCACAACCGGAGACCAGGAGGATGAGTAGAAGAACCAATGGAGTCCACTTCATCTGCCTGTCTCCTCTCGTAGTTTGAGATCTCTCATCATCTATCCTTTCGCCTGATCTCGTTGCTGATTTCCTTTATCTCTGACCGTAGTTCTGACACTCGCTCAACCAGCAGAGTGGTCACCTGATTATGATTGGCCAGTGCGTGATTGGTTTTCCTCATCGCATCCTCAATGGATGCTAGGGTTTTGTATTCGATATACCTGGATGCCTCTGAGATTTGTCCATTGCCATTCCCATTCTTCTTGGTGAAGTGTGGAAGGATCTCCCTCAGCAGGAGGATCACCACGATTGCTGCAACTCCTAATTCGCTTGCATATTCTGTCATCTTAACTCGCAGAGAATGAGAGGGTTCCACTGCTATCAACCCGCAGCATATAGGTTCCAGAAGAGGGGAGTTCAGAGGAATTCGGCAGCGTCAAGGTGTAACTGGCAGCACTTGAAGTGGGAGCAACAATCCCAACATAGTTCGTTGTCCCATAGAACCTGGCAGGGATTCCCGTGTTGAGTTTCAAGATGCTGGCCATCGTTGCACCGAGAAGAGTGGGAGTGCCGTTCTTCACCAGGGTTGTTCCTGTGCCTGTTGTGGTATTGCCCTGGACCGTTATTGTTCCGGATTCATCAGGTAGGGTCCAGGTGCGTACTGCTGAGAGAGTCGCAGTGGTCAGGGTCGAATCGTTGGTGCTTCGATCAAAGATCAAATCGCCACTGAATTTGAGTGAGTGAGTGCCCGAGGTGATGTTTGAGAATGAAGTTGTACCAGAACCAATCCTACTGAATGCCCATGCACCAGTGACCGTGACATTGCTCGTAATGTCGGCGTGTTCATTCGCTACATAGTTCAGCAGTGAGTTGTGGTCGATCCCGCCATCTGCTGTGGTGATCTCGAGGGTATCAGTGGCAGCTGTACCCGTGATGGTGATCCCTGATCCACCGGTGAGGGTGAGTGTATCTGTCGCTGAGTCTGCAACGACACTGGCACCAGAGGAGGGGGTGATGGTGGTGAATGCGAGACCAGCTGCACTGGAACTCCAAACCACATCTGTTCCATCGCTGGACAGGACTTGACCTGAACCACCTACCCCGAGCCTGACAAACCCCGATGCATCTCTGACAATCACATCCCCCCTGGCCTCAGAGGTAACGGATAGATCAGTGATCAGCAATGGAGAATCCACCCAAGCTGCCCCGGAATATCTGAGATATTCTCCAGTTGCAGCAGCAGTGATGGTGACATCTCCCAGGTCACCAATGTCTACGACTCCACCGGCAACGGTACTCCAGGAGAATACTCCTGAGCCATTGTTCTTGAGGAAGGTGTTGGCTCCCCCCTGGTCAGCTGGGAGAGTCAAACTGTAGGAGGTTCCGATGGTTGCCGGTGATTGGATCGTGATCGAGTCAGTTCCGTCACTCAGGACTGGTCCAGTCTGCGATCCCAGCTTGTAGATTTTAACCCAATCATTATTGGTCGAGTCTCTGATCTTGAGAACATCACTTCCATAGGCTGTATCATTGGTGTCAATCCAGTTGGAGTATGCCTGGATGGTCCCAGGTGCAGTGGCTGATGCAAACATTGTGGAACACAGATTAAATGCTGTGTTGATATCTCCAACGCTTGTGGAGAGTGGATCACTTGGTGTGATCGGTGTATACGCCATCAGATACTCCTAGACCAGGCTACCAGTGAGGAACAGTTCTTCCATCACAGGGGAGACTGTTGAACTTGTTACATTGAAGGTGACTCGAACTCTGACATATCTCCAGGAATTGATCCAAACAGATGCGACCGTTGCCCCATAGATGAGCTGGGTTTCATTGAATGGAATCCAGTCTGAGTAAGTGACATCGTTTGAGCTGATTGCATAGTCAATCTGAGCAGTGGTCTCCCAGAGATCTGGATTGATCGACCCTGACCAGTTGGAATCCTGACCGATTGCTGATGACCAATCGTAAGCTGTAGAGCCTGTCCAGGTCTTTGTTGTGACCTGCCTCCACTGCAAGACCACCCCGAGGGTCCACTGGCGAGATCCTCCCATGTCCAGGTCGACACTGCTTTGGTATACCCCGTTGACTCCAGGGGTGGTGAGTTCCAGTTCCTTGGTTGTGGTGTTCACTGTTAGATTCGTCTTGGATCCTGGCCAGGTGCTGAAACCGACTATCCGATCATTGTGCTGTGTTAGATTCCCTGAGCTGCCCCAGACTGGTAGTGGATCTGAGAATTGGCCAGTGCCGATGGTCCCGTACTGCTGAGAGAGGCTGATGGCTCGAACAAAGAACACCTCATCCACTTGGGTATTCCCGCCTGTGGTGCTGTTGATAGTGGGTGCCCAGTTGCCTGTGGTGAGTTCCAGGGAGTTGGTCTGCCCCAGGAATGTGGATCCATTCCAGGTGGATCCTCTCCTCACTTCATAGAGTGAAACAGATACATTCTCGACCGCATCCCAGGAGATTGTGAGGAGTGGTCCGCTCCTGCTGACCGTGACATTGAGAGGAGATGCTGGGATACTGGCGACCCCCTGAGGGGTGATCAGTACACTGGAGCAATCCCCTACCTGCTTAGACGCTCCAGCTGGAGAGACCGCAAGAACCGTGATCTCGTAATCTGCCCCGACGATGAGATCATCGAGCATGAAGGAGTTTCCTGGCCACTCAACTTCCCCCTGGAAGCTGTAATCATCTGAGGTGGTAGGGATTCCAACTCCTCCAGTGGTGGTCCCTGTGACCCTTGCCCAGACCTGGGCACTCCAGATGTTCACTCCATCTGGATAGGTCCAACCAGCTAGAACCTGAGTTCTTGGTTGCCCCATCGTATCGATCCCTGAGACCTCAACAGCAGTCAGGTTGGATACACATCCTGGAACAATCGCAGGATCTGGGAGATCTGAGTAGGTGATCGTATCCAGCTGGCCGATGGAATCCTCATGGATTGCTGCATCGTAGATGGCACCTTTGATCTTCCTGGATAGATCTCCCTGGGTGACGATCTCACTGATCACAATGGGCCTCGAGGTGATGTTCTGTCTTCCGAAGCTGTACAGATCGAACTGTGCTGGATTCACTGTCCATGCCAGGGATAGGGTGAGATCTGATCCTGCTGCATAGTCTCCAGCTGCACTGGATATGGTCCTGGTCTCCCGGTTGTCATCTCCTGAGGTTCTGATCATGACCTCATAGGTGATGCCGCTATCCAGGGTGACATCTCGATCCAGCTGGATGGTGGTGGCTCCACCGGCAACCACTCTTCCAGAGTGCCCCCACTGAGGAACATCGTGAGCAACCATGATCAAGTCGCCTGGTTCACAGGCTACTGCATCGATGTCTGCTTCAAACTCCACCGTTTGATTGAGTTTCTCCACATTCATTCTGAATCGAGCTTCTCGCAGTGCTTGGCTCTCCCTGGTGATTCCGATGAGGTCGATTGCCTTGGGCCTCTGAGGTTCTCCAGCCAGTGTGGAGTCTGGGTCATCCACTCCAACCACATCAGATTGATAGTCAGCAGCTGCATTCAGGTACTTGATCTCATATCTGGTGGGGCGATCTACTCTGGAGATGTACTCCTGTGCCCAGGAACCCTCAACGATATTCCCCATCGTGAAGAGCTGAGTTGGGGTTCTGTCGTATTCATATTTGATCTTGATCGTATCGCCGACCATGACCAGGACTGCTCTGGCAGTGGCACAAACCCTGAGGATTGCAGTCCATGAATCGAGACCACTGGCACCGAATACACCATCGAACCGGCATCGGGTTTCGCTCCCGCCGTAGCCATCATCCACCAGTTCTGCACACCAATCCCCCCAGGACTTGAAGGAAACCAGATCAATCATGGAAGCATCGATCCAGTTCCCGAGTCCATATCTGGTATTTGTCAGGAGGTCGTAAACCACCCATGCAGGGTTGCAGTAGTCAGGAGAATCATCCTCCCAGGTTGCACCATTCCATCTCTGGATCTTCCGTCCTCTGACTTCACTGATGATCCTGGGAAGGTCAGAATTCATGGATCGATCCGCTTGGATAACCAATCGAGTGCTGGCCACTCCAGGATAGGTCAGATCATTGTATTGGATCTCGACGACCCCATCGAGGTTGATGCCGGTTCGACGATAGATATCCGGCCCCCAGGTGGTGAATCGTGCAACTTCGATATCGTAGAAGTCAAATGTTGGGAGAGGGAGTTCTACGGTAGATGTGAATGGTGAGAAGCTGAGAGCAGTGAATCTTGCCCAGTAGTCAGGCATGGGTGTTTGCTGCTGAGTTCCGCTGATTGTAGCAGTAGCTCCAGAGATGCTCCCTGTGATGGTCTCACCATTTTGGAAAGTCCCTTGGCCTGTATTCTGCCAGGTGAAGATGTAGAGAGGGGAGGTTCCATCAGCGGTATCAATAGCAACTGTACCAGTGGCTCCAGAAGTCCCACCAGTGACCACCTCGAGCCTCTGGAATGGTCCGCTGGTGATGGCTCCAATGTTCAGGTAGTAGGTATCTGGGATGAAGAAATCTGCCCAGTCTGTCCAGGCTCCAGCTCCAGATCCAGTGTCGCTGGTTCGATATCGCCACTCGACATCAACTGGAACTGCAAAGACATCTCCATCGCTCTGTGATTCCACCAATCCATTGTAGTGGAGGATGTTGAGATTGACCTGGTTGACCTTTGCTCCAGTGGAGTAGGAGAGGGATGGTCCCCTGGTCCATGTGCTGATGTCGGCTGTTCCACCTCCTGGGAGTAGCTCTTGATCGACCGTGACTACAGAGGTCGTGCCGATGGTATCGTGAGCTGTTTGGGTCAGATCCCCGTATCTGTAATCAGCTGTAACTGTGGGAGCTAGATAGTTGGAAATGGAGTTCCCGTTGATGGTGAGATCCAGCCATGCATCAATTGGTCCTTCACTGACTCCGACGATGACATCCAGGGTGTTTCCGTATTGATTGCCCGTCTGATATGGGTTGTTCCCTGTGAGGTTGGTTTCAAGGTAGTTCCCGCCAACCTTGTGAGTGCCATATACAATTGGGATGGGCATCCCTGACTCTGTACGGTTCTGGATTCCAGAGAAGGCATATACTGGATCATCTGCCTCGAGTGTCTCTGGAGGTTCAAAGACTCCGAGGAGATCTGCTGCCACATATGAGATGGCCATGCTCACAACAGCATTGACCAGTGCTTCAGTGATCATTGCCCAGGTGAGAGCCTCTCCTGGTAGCCTCACAAAGATCAGCTGATCACCGGCAATCGGAGTAATGCTCTCCCAGTTGGAATAAACATGAGACTTCCCCTCCAGGATGACTGCCCATCCTGGTCCAGAGCCTTCTGGAGCAATCGAGGAGACCGACTCTCCAGGCTCCAGCTCTGCATGGTATTTCTCCCTGACCGTGACTGGCATCAGGCATTCCAGGATGGCGATCTCAATTTTCAATTGAGCCTCCTGAATGCACTGGTTGTGGAGTATGTCTGATGATGAATAGGGTGAATGGATCCAGGCACTTCCAGCGGATGATTCCTACTCCGGTTTTCTTGACACAATGGAGGAACTTATCTTCTCCGATGTAGATTGCCAGATGTCTGGCGTAGTGCCTCCCATCTGGAGTTCTGTCCTTGTGATCCCCTCTGATCAGTGCGAGGTCACCGATCTGTGCAGGGGTATCAATGATCCTCCAGTCCATTGGATTGCTTCTGAGAAATGACCAACCACGAGATCCAAAGTTGTAGAGAATGTCTGCTGGTATATCGAGTGGCCAGTGGAGTCTCTTGAAGACTTCGATGGTGAGTCCGTAACAATCGAATTTGTCTGGTCCGCAGGCTCCCTCGAGATAGGGTTTTCCGATCAGGTCATCGAATCTTGGATGTTTCATTCAGATCCTCCTCCTGGGAATCCCTGGGAACCCCCCGTATCGACCGGGATGAATCGCAGTGCTTCCAGCTGCTGTGTACAGACTCCCCTGGTAGGTGCATCCGTTTGGACCATTGAGAGACTTGTCACAAGTTGCAGAGTCCTGGGAGGCACTAGAGGATTCCCATCCACACTCAGTGCCTTTGAATGCGAACCGGCATCTAGATCTCTGGAACCTCTGATGAGGGAATGCAACTGCCAGGAATGGATGCTGGCTCAATCGGAAGGAAGCCCCCTCCTCTGAGATAGAGCTGGCTCGAACCGTGAATGTGTTTGTGAGAACTGAAGCACTGTCCTCAAGATCAGAGGTGTGAACGATCCTCATGATGACTGGACAATCGAGCAGACCATTTCGATGCTCCATGAATCCCTGGATTTCCCTGCTGACATTTCCCACAACCAGATTGACCACTGGGAGATCACCCGTGCTGGTCTCTTCCATGACCTCAAAGCCAACTGGGAAGGGTCGATATATTTGACCGGCAAAGGTGATCTCTTCCTCATTGTTCACCAGATAGAGTCTCTCGATGGTGGTGACCTGGATTTCAAACAGAACCAACCAACCATCAGAACCTTGTAGGAGGTTCTTAGCAGTCTTGAGAGAGGCTGAGAGAGATCTTGACACTATAACACCTCGACCACTTCACCTGAGACTCGCTTGGCATCTGGAGCCAACCAGGAAGTGATGAGATCAGAAACCAGAGCAACCTTGACAGTGGATCCATCGGGTAGGGTCAAGGTTGAGACTTGCTCACCTCCTCTTCTGGCCAGGAAGAATGCTTCCAGGGTGTCTGCATTAGTTGATGAGAGAGTCCAGGAGAGTGTCCAGGCTCTTCTCGTGAGTGTCCCCAGTGGTCTGGTCCCGGTATATGCCAGCTCAAACCTGGTCGATTTCCGCCTGATCAGCTCAGATCCAGACTCGACAAAATCAGGAGTAAAGGGAATCGATCCCTGGGAGGCTCCCTCTCCATTGAGAGAGATGGTGATTGTCCCGGTGATATGAGTGGAGGGACTCCAGAATGCCGATCCAAGTTTCCCTGGTGGCCCGCCAATCTGGGTGCCGATGATCCCCCTCCCAAAGGTCAAAGGGTATTGAGTCCCTGGTTGGAATCTCAACTGGACTCCAAGATATCTCCCCTGAAGGTCTGGGAGTTCATGTTGGATCGGGAATCCAGATACAGTGCCAGGATTAATGGTGGTCCATGTCGATCTGGAGAAGAGGGAAGATCCGATCCCAGAGGGGAGGGTTTCAGCTGCAACTGCTCTAAATTCCATATATCCACCACCCAGGTTGCTGGCATTCTGGAACTGGAGAGCTTGCCAGTATTGTGCTGAGTACAGAGAGTCGATCCAGGAGGTTGCTGCTGGCCCGGTAGGAGTATAAGTCCTGAGAGCATAGACCGCTGGTGTGGCTTCAAAATCACTCACCCCGGTTGTCCCCGCTGTGGCAACATCGGATCCCTGAGACCTCCACCAGAAGATCCTGTCATCGGTTTGGATCCCTACCCTGGAAAGTTGCTGGGTTCCCCCAGAGAGGTCAGGAGGGACGCTGGAAGCAACCCCTGTGATCTGCTGGTGGTACGCTGTGCCATCTGAATAAACCCTGAGATCAATGGTTCCTGTAGAAGAGTCTTGGTTCCTGATAAATCGATAGTAGAAGGGTTTAGGTTGGGTTGCCGATCCAGCATCAGTCAGAGGGATATTGATCTCATCCAGGAGGTAGGTATTCAATCCTGTTCCAGCTGCATCAGATTCGACCCACTCAAAATTGATGGTGGTTGCATCACTCCTGGAGAGTCTCAATGCCCCCCTGGGATAGTCCACCCCTGCATGATTTCCCAGGTATCGATAAGTTCCAACAGGGAAAGGAGCAACCACCATCATGATGGCTTCCTCCCAGTAATGGCCAATCCCGATCAGGTAATTGCTGCCAGTGCTATCTGACAGGGAGGCATCGATGAATCTTGCACCTATCTCAGTGATTGAGATTGGGTTTGCCAGGGTTCCTGTTGTCGAGGTGTCGAGATTGCCGCTCGAGGTGAGGGATTGTTCATTGGCAAAGAAGTTCTCAACGCTGGTGGATCCCGTGACTGTTGGGAATGCTCCAGCTGGAACCTCCATCTGTGGCCCGATGGTGGACTGGGTGAGAACTCCACCATCATAGGCGATGGGAGTGGCTCCCCCCCCGCCATCATCGACAAGTGCTGCGAGGTTGTCCCAGTAGAAGGTGGTCCAGCTCATCTGGAGAATCCCCGCCTGGTGGACCTGGCATTCTGGAAGGCTGCCACAATCGATCTCTGACCGGCATCACTCAGCAGGAGACTCTTGATGCTGGCTGCATCCATTGCCTGGATGGTGATCGAGAAGGAATCTGCCTGCCCTCCACCACTCATGGCCACAGGGATCGACCTCCCATCAGGGAGAGGGACAACCGCTTCATTATGCTTGCCTTCTCCGACCAGCCCCAGAGTGGGCCTGGTCACAACTCCACCAGTGGCAAACGCCTGGATGGGAGTGAACCCCCCTGGGAGACTACCTCCAGTGGCAAACTTCTGGACAGGAGTGAATCCGCCAGCAATCCTCCCGCCTTTTGCAGATAGGTCAGCATTCGCAGTAGTGTCAGTTCCTGCACTTGGAGTGGTCAGATCGAACCCCAACCCCTGGAGGAACTGAAGCACAATTTTATCTGCCATGAACTTGTTGAGAGCAGAGAGCATCGCAGAGAGCATCGCTTTCCAGGCATCGCTGGCGTTTGCAGTCCCTGCGACAACTTGATCAAAGAAATTGGCCAGAGCATTCTGAGCTGTCTGGAGGATGGCTCCCCGCAGCTCATCCACTGTCATAGTCCACTGCTCCATCGCTTCTTTGGCTCT